GCCATCTATTTTCACCCCCTCCATACTGGTAGTAATCTTGAGCTACCGCATGTGAAGGTTCCACTCTTTCGAAAAGAGCCAATCATCGCATCAAGTAGCTGCTTTATTTTAAGTAGATTCAACTCAACATCGTTGACATCTGTATAATTGACCATTGTTTCCGGCACTTCTGGAACATTCTCTTGTTGATAAAAGGCTTCGATGATAGCTCTGACATTCTCTAATATGCGATTAACGTCTGCGAGAGTGGGTAGTCCATCTATCGACCATGTTTTAGATGAAGTGCTCGGAGGATAATGTAATGAGGTTAGCATATCTGCGAGGTATTTTATATTATCCTCAATTCTTACAATGTCAGTCACATTCAGACATCCTTTAAGTTCGGTAACGATGACCGGTTGCCCAGTGAGTTGTGCTGCCGTCCATTCTGCAATTTTCGTAATCGCATAATCGACATCCGCTCGAGTCCGGTCACAAATAGGACTACGCCATGCCATCCAAAATCCTCCCTTCGCTTTGACCTCGGAAAGCCCCGTTATAAGTGAAACTTACAGAAGTAGTTCTCATTAACGAAGAACCATAATTGTTTTTAACAGTAACAATATCCATAGCATCGAGCCGTGGGTCTGCTCTCCATTCAGAGGATAGAATCTTTCTATTCGATAAATAATCTCTGACCCATTCTCCAACGGCAACTGCTCTTTCGGTAGTCGTAATCAATGGATTTTCAACTTTTTGGATTTCGCCTTTTTCCTCACCGGTAATTGTTGTAATAATAGTTTCTGAGGTCTTAAGAATATCTCCAACTACTCTTACGCTAACATCACCGTTTCCAGCGATAGTAAGTAAACAAGCATTTGTATAATAATTTGCCGAAACCAATGTTCCATTCGTAACAGTAGCCACAACATTTACTGCCGAATCCGAATAGGTAATGTAGATTGATTTTGACCCATTGATAGGGATTATACCATTGTACAATTCCTTTCCGGTATCACCTATAAAATGGTTATAAGTAGTTACATCCACCTGCAAGAGTGGTTTTGTTAGTGAAATTTCCGACTTTTGATAACTATTAAAGTTATCTATCGTGTAATCATCCGACTCTGTTTTAATAGGCTCAATGTGCAATATCCCATCTCTATCAGCATACAGAACACATGCGGCAGCATTGGCTATCATCTGTAGACATTCAGCCAAACTCACAAGGGGGAGAGGGGCGTTCGTGTAAATATTTTTAAGAGAATCGTCAATTACCCATTTCACCGTACCATCTGAATTTAAGGGTAGATTAGCTTCTTCGAATACTGCCGTTGCCAACGAATACAATGAAACCCCTGCTGCTGAATAAACACCCTTCATGTAGATAGAACGCATAAACTCCAAAAGGTCACGAGCTTCGAAATTGGCAAACATGCCATTCTGAGGGGCATCCCATTCGGAAAGATAAAATACCCCACCCTTTATCCATTCCACAGAACCGCCTATTTTGTAGCCATATCGAGTTCTTATCTCCTGTCGCTCCATGAGATATTTTGACATTCCGGCTTCATTGTTTGGGTTGTATTCATTAGAAGTATTATCTATTCCGAACCGAACGCTTATCTTTGGCAGTTTGGCGTTCAACGGGTCTACCTCTTGTAAATGTTCAAATTCCATCAAGTCGGTTTTCGTATAAATCTTATTGATGCCTACGAAGATATTGGATATTCTTGCTCGATGATAAGGTAAGCACCATTTAAGAACTTCAATACGGATGAGGTCGTAATTCTCAATATCAAGCTCTACTACCGACATAACAGACTTATTATCAATGACATTTTTTTCTGCCACTAACGTTGCTCCGTTATAGGCGGTTACTCTAAAATTCTCTGCATATTCGTTGTATGCGTCACCCCATGTAATAGTAATACCGGGAATAATGGGAGCGTGTATCTCAGTAAACGAGATTTCGACAATGGGTATTTTGTCAAAACCACATGATTCGGTACTGAGATTATCGCTCACATATCCGGTATCTCCATAATCGGATTCGGGGATAATCTTTCTACTTCCGTCCAATAACCAAATATTACGTTCTAAGGTGGCGTAAGGCACAATGTCCTTCGCCACCTCGCTTACAATTTGAGGGGTATTGGCGATGTAGATAGAACCGTTGTCAGAAGCAGAAGCATCGGCAAGAGCATCGGGGTCAGCAATATCATAAGACACCTCGACAAAACTTTCTTCAACGAGGGTTTGTTTTTGATTATTCATCCAGTTTGCACTGACAGGTTGCATAATCTACACCTCCTTAAACCTCTATTAGACTTAGTTTGCAATCTTTCCAGCCAAGTATAGTACCGGTGGAAGGGTCGCGCCGCCACATTCCGGCACTACGGTCGCTGATATACATTTCTTTTGTAACCCAACCTCCGACACTCTGGTCAAAGAAGTTAACTAAGTTTATAAACTTTCCACCAGAGGAACGTTTGAACTTTTTATTGATGTTCGCCCATTCTTTAACGGTTAAATATCTCCATGTGAGTTCCACTTTTGCCACATCGTCACGAATGACTGAACCTATCATGCGTCCTTCAACATTACGTCCAGAGTCAACAAGGGTTGCAGTGTTTCCGCTATATGTTGATGGTTCGGGGAAATCATATCCACCGACTGACACTAACGCTCTACCAACCAACCACTACACCTCCCGGCAACAAGGTTGTTCCACGCTCACGCTGTACTTTCTCAACCTTCTTCGTGATTTCCTTACCGTCCAAATAGACTTTTACTTCCAACGGTTGTTCATTTGATTTTGGCATTGCTGCAACTACTGCTTCGTATACACCTTGAGAAACAGAATCGACAATCTGGTCATTATTCATAACTGCCGCTTTTCTACCAAGACCGCCAACTAATTCTGCACCAGCTTCACGTGCTACAAATAATTGACCCATATTGGGAAATCCACCCTGATTGAATTGAGGAACATAAAGCCGTGGAACCCTACCGAATGATACGGTACGAATATTAGAAACAGTAATTATACTACCAATCCCTGGAATCTTAGATACAACGTTGTTATAAGCATTTACAAGATGATTTAATCCTTTAATAATCCAATTTACTGCACTTTCAAACCCGCTAACTATACCATTTCCTATATCAATAAAGAAATTACCTATACTATTCCAGAACGCACACCATCCGGTTTTGAACGTGTTCTTAAAATTGTTCCAACCTGTTTCTATTTCTTCGCCCCATGTTATGAAACGATTCTTGATGTTAGTCCACGTTGTATCCCACCTAGCGGCAGTATTATCACAGAACACATCCCACTTCGACTTGATTTCACCGGTATTAGCATCGATATATTTAGCCGTATCACCGAGCTTAGTAGTGGTTGTGTTATAAATGGTGTCATATTGCTTATTAGCAGAATCAATTGTATCATCTTTGGCTTTAGCAGCAGCATCTATAATTGCCTTATACTGCTTATCATTGATTGCTCCCACATCAAGCATCCTTTGAGCTTCGAGTTCTACTTTCGCATATTGGGTTTCAGCTGCTGCGACAGACTCGTCTCTTGTAGCCTGAGCGTCTTTAATAATTGAGCTAGCTTGCTCAAGAGAGATACGGGTACTATTATCTTTTAGACGATTCATGATCGTCTGATATTCGACCTCTGTTTCCGATAGATGCTTAATGCCAGTATTCATCATTTCATCTTGTATACGATTAATTTCATCTTTTTCGGCTTGAGTTAATGCACGATTTTCACCTTTAGCCGTTTTCATGATTTCATTAATACGAGCTTCATTATCTTTAGTTTTAGTTGCCATTTTTTCATAATAAGCAGCATTATCTGCAAGTAATTCATTATATGCTTCTTCACCAAGTGCCTTTTTTAATGGAGCAAGAGTAGCAAGAGATTCATTTTTATCTGAATCAAGCTCATTTATAATTGTAGTAGAAATTGCTTTGGTCTTTTTTGCAACATCATCTACAATAGACTGGTCAATAATCATATTGGTCCAATCCAAAGTAGTAATGGTATCATTTAATGACCTCATCTGTGCTACAAACGGTTCAACCTTTTTCTTAGTAGTGTCACTAATACCGCCAAATAAGTCAACTTTTTCGACAGCATCAGATGTTGCTAATCCAATACCACGAATAGCTACAGTTATACCTTCAAATATCAAAACAGCTTTTGCAAAAGGAGCCGCTGGAGTAAACAATAAAGCAACACTAGTAAGTGTTATTAACCAATCTGCTGTATCTATATCCAGAGCTTTTAAAAATCCATCAATAGGTTTAAGGACCGTTGAAACAGCGTTTTTCAACTCTGGCGGAATAAGGTTTGAAAAAAACTTCCCTATTGCCGGAAAAGCAGTATTAGTTAACCACTTTACGCCAGAAGTAATTCCTTTTCCTATTGTAACTACACCATCTCGAAAACGTTCACTATTTTTTACTAAATCTACGGTACGAAGAACCATAATAGCAATAGTATCAGCAATACCAGCAATTACAGCTGCTGTGCCTACATAAGCACTTTTATCGCCAAATGTACTCATAAGCTTAATGGTTTCTCCACTCGGATTATTAAAAGCTTTACCTAAATCATGCACATTTTTGAAAAAAATATTTGTGCCAGTACCAGTAAATAAAGAATATAAGGCTTCACTCATTTTCCAAGATACTATAGCTACACCAATTAATCCTGCAAGTTTTAAAGCATTTTCAAAAGGTTTTTGTATCTTCTCAGCAATTTCATCTACACGACTGCTAGCTTTACCTAAGAAATCATAATTATATTTAGATAAGTCTAATGGGAGGTCATATCCTCCACCAATACCCCCCTTGCCTTTCTTACCAGAGCCATTATCCGCTTTTTCTTCATCAGGCAAAATGTGAAGCTCATCAAAACCTGCAATAGTATTTTTTAATTTTTTAGCAGTTTTATTAGTATCTCCAAGTGCATTATCTGCTGCTTTCGCACCTGATGCAAATCCATTCATACTAGATGTAAGTCCATTCATGTCTGAGTAGTCTATCTTAGGCAATTTAAACCCAAATAAACGAGCGATATTATTTATTAAACCAATCAAAACTTCAACAAATGCTTGCACATAAGGAATTATTTGAATTAGCAAAGGAATAATCATATTTCCTAATGCTCTTGCTAATTGAGTTAATTCTTGATTCAAAATACGCAAAGCATTAGCAGGTGTAATCAATGTTCTGGACATATCACCCATGACATTCTTACTCTGCTGCATGATTGCAATATATCTCAACTGAGATTTCTGAGCCTGAGTCATTTTGTTAATGTTTTGAGTAATACCATGGTCATAAGCTATCTGCTGTAGTGTAGCAGCATCAAGAGCATAACCAAGCCTACGAAGAGGTTCCAATTCACCAGAAATACCAGATTGAACCTTAGTGAGAGCTTCCTCAATAGGGATATTGAAGAATGAGGATATATCATAACTTATTTGAGTAAGACCCCTACTCATCTGATAAGCCTTATCTTCAACTACTCCAAAGCCAGTTGCAATTTGCATGAAGATACCTTGATTACGAATCCATTCAGACTTATCTATTCCCATTACTTTTTGTACTCTGTCGGCATATTTAAGTGCTTCGCCGGCATGTTTTCCCATTGATACTGTGAATAAATTAAGATTCTCGACATATGCATTACTCTTAGTAACCCAGTCTGCTATAACAGAAGAAAGCCTTCGAAATGCCAAATAATATATACCGAATTTCGCTTGTAAACTGCTTATGCCTGTCCCCAGAATACCAAAAGACTTACCAGTCTTAGCATTGGATGCAGAGAACTTTTCGTTCTGTGTAATAAGCCTTTGAATCCGGGAAGGAAATGCACTAAATCCCGCTGCAATCTTATTCATTTCATCTGCCAAAGGTCTTAATGCTGAAACAGCTCTATTTATTTGAGCAGCGAACGCATCCCAATCTATATCAGCTAATTGCTTTACGATTTCAGGAAGCTTTTTTAATTGAGTAATAGTGCTACCCAAATTAGATTTACCGATAGTAGCTAATGGCTCTAATGCTTTAACTAATTTTAATATACTATCAGCAGCATTGCTTTCATTAAAAGTCATATCTATTTGTTGAATGACCTGTCCAAAACGAGCTAATTGGTTAAGTGTATTGCCAAGCTTGCTTTGTATTGTACCTAACGGAGCTAAGCTTTCAGTTAAAGCTACTATCTTATCGCTAAATACACTAAAATCGACCGATGCTAATTGTTCGTTTATTATAGGCAACTGCGCAAGAGCGTTTAACGTAGCTCCCAATTTACTGCCAGTTCCACTTAATGGCTGCAAAGCATCTGCCAATAATTTTATTTGTGAAGCAAACTTGTCAAAGCCTGAAAAGCTATTGAGTTCTTCAGCAGTATCTTTAAAATATCTGAGAGCAGACAGTAGTCCTGCTGCCTGTGTTTTAAAACCCTGTAAAGGTTGGAGAGCTGTTGAAAGCTGTTTTATTTGAGTAGTAAATTTATTAAAATTTATGCCATCTAAAGACCCTTCTATACCTTGAGTTGCTGCTTTTAATTTTCCAAGCGAATTTGTTAACGCATCCAAGCCGTTCACTGCTTGCTGTGAATCTTGAGTTATTTCTATTTGTAAACTATCAATCGTGGTGGACATCTGCGTTCACTTCCTCTCGTTCGGTATTTGATGGTACATTTAACTGTGATGACCATGCCATAAATACTGCCATTGCTTTCTTACGATTTTCTTTTTCTATAGTTTCCTTACGCTCTTTTATTTCTTTCTCTGATATAGCATAAGGTTTGTCTGGATAAGGTAACGGTTTTGTGCCATCTTTTGCAAATGCATGCAATACTGGGGATACACAACATAATGCTTCATAAATATACATGCCTTGCAGCCACAACTCTTGATTTTTTTGAGTGTTCCTTAATTCATTAGCTTTCCTATAATAAACAACTAATTCACAATCATCATTCCAAAATTGGTCATAAGTCATTCCTATTGATAAATAAAATGGAAATTGACTATTAAATTGCTCTGCATAAGTATAAGTATGGAGAGGAGCTGAGTTTACCAGCTCGCTCCCCAATTCACGTTTCCCTCATCTTCACTCGGTTCATCTATCAAAGCCATGATAGGTTCATTATACATCTCAGCTAATTTGCCAATTAATTCTTGCTTATTAGTAAGTTTGTCGAAAATTTTGTCAATTGTTTCTTTCTTTGTATAAGGATGATGTGCAATAAAAGCTCCTGCAAACAAAGCTGGTAAAGTAGACATTGGCTTTTCAGCAATTTCATTTGCTACAAAGCCTTGCTTTTCCATTGTTTCAACAGACTTTCTTGTAAATTCAAGAATATATTCCTTATCTTCAAACTCAAAAGTAATTTGTTTAGCCATATTTTATTTACACCTCCGTTAAGCTGTTTTCAGAGTAGGTTTAGTGGAAGGGGCAATACTGATTTTCATTTCAGTAACGGCATTTACACCGGCTCCTACAACCCAAACATCATGCTCGCCCTGCCATTCGAAAATTCCTTCTGAACCGGCTGTTCCGAATTCAAGGGCATAATACAGTTTCTTATTTGCATCTGCTAATACTGCTTCGTAATCGGATTTAGTGTAGTTCGCTGTGAACTCCATAGCACTCATTGACTGAATGCCATTGATATACGTCTGAGCAGCATCTGAAAGGGTAGTGGTTTCAAGTAATTCGGGAGCGCCACCGAGGTCTGGAAAATCTTTAACATCGATTGCTTTTGTCAGAGTTTCGGCAGAGGTTCCCCATTTCAAAGTAACGCCATAAGTACTAATAGCCATAATTCTTTACCTCCTATAAATTGTTTTGTCGGTCGATACGACCGCCTTATATCTGCCTACCATTCGATAAATAGTAGCATCGCCCAAATCTGGAATTGGGTTTAACATTGTTCGTGTAAACCCCATGTCCTGCATTTCTCCATCAATTAAAGAGAAAATGTCTTTACATTGACTTTTCTTACCGGTCTTTTTGTTGGAGTACACGTTTATCTCGTACATGAGTCCCGCATGGTTCTCAATTCCTTCACTCGATTGAGTTCGTTCTAATACATAATTGTCTTTTTCCTCGATTGTCACACAAGGGAATACGGCAGGAGTTTTGACGTACTCACCGTAAACCGATATGGGATTATAATTAGTTCGTAACAACGTTGATAGCCTTTCAAAGATTGTAGACTCAATATCAATCACGGCTGAATACCTCCTTAGCGATTTTTACGCATTCCTGCTCTAATTCTCGTGCTGTGTTATACATGAAAGGACGGCTCTGCATTCCTTTCGTCCAATGCATTTTTCCATCTCTATCGTTGAAATACCACCAACCATCTTCGCCATGAGCATTTACATCATATTGCCATCCTGCCGGAGCGGGGTGGGGGGAACCGGAACCTACAACACCTGTTCCAAATTCAACGTAAACCGCATACGGCGCACCCGCCTTGATGATACCAACGCCTGTCGATGGACTAAAGTAGCCGCTAATGCTCGACTCAAGTTCACCGGTATACCATGCTCCAAGTTGCCGAACTTGTACTTTAGCAATCTCTACGCCGTAATCTGTAAGAGCTTCAATCAGCAAGGATATTTTAGCGTTCAATTCAGCTTTGTACTTTTCGACTTCTTTCATTGCACGGTTGATTTCTTTGACAGATAGACCGAACGATATTTTACGCACTAACACTCACCTTACTCACGGCAATCGATACGCTATTCAGACTCTTAGCAACCTTCTTGACAATATAATCATGGGGTTTCTGAGTATCGAGCGAATCAATCCATAGAATACTTGTTTCAGTGATTGGTACGCTTAGGTCATCTGTCATTAAAACCTTATCGTAGTTTTCAGTATCACCAAAGGGTCTTGTCGAGCTTTCACCCCTTGCCGCCGACACGTTTATCCGTAAAACGGTGGGGGAAGAATACAATATTTCATACTCTCCGGTTTCGTTCCCATACTCATCGAGAACAGGTTCTTTACCTTCATAAAGAGCATAATAGATAATCTGTTTGTTTCGTTCCAACGCTCTCATCGGAACACCCC